GTCCTTACATAAGGGCTAGACGAAGCTAAGTCAGCTAATTGCGGACTTCGCTCCCCAACACTACCGTGTCCCAAAGGAACAGGTAGGAGGGGGTCTTATCGGTTTTCGGACTATACCGGCGTGTGCCATGCACATACCGGGTCCGCGTTATGACCCTCGACTTCACCGTTGCGGTGATAGAGTCTAGGTCTTCTGGTGCCTTGCCGACAGCCTGCATAAGGAATATTGCAGTTCGGTTCGACATCAGAGGGTCAGGTTCTTTCTCTCCGCGGCTCTTTTCAATGAACCACAGAAAGAGGGACCTCCGTCCAACTGTCTTGCGACAGTCCTGTTTCGGAACATACCCGTTAAAGACCGGAAACCCGAAATTTGGGTTAACTACCGGCTTCCAGCGGAGAGTTTCCGCGCCACTGGGCGCGGACACAAGCTCGGGATGATTAATCCCGGGCTTGCGCCGATCAATTTTCAACCTCTTGGTCCTCCACGATATCCCTGGCGTTATCCAAACACCTGATCGTGAATCCTCGCTCCACGGAACGAGATAGAGGCCCAATCGCTTGACCGTAGCGGCTGCCCAAGTCCATAAGGGACCTGGAACCACGGCTGCTGCAATTAGACCGTTCAGGGCATGCGACATCCCCGCTTTATCCGATTCCTTCGGACACTCGCGGAGATAGAAGGGCGTTACAAATTGCCCTTTGTAGTAGTCGCACCCACAAGACTCGCGGAAGCGAGACTCGGGGTTGAAGAATGACTTTGCGTCATTCACCCTGAAGCCCAAGAAGTTGAGCAGCTTCATCAGTGGTTCCACTAGATGAGTCTCGAGGGCGATATCGTCCCCGTAGACAGCGTACCGACGAGAACCGACGGCACGACAAGCTGCTGAGAAGATCAGCGTCTCAAGGGTGAAAGTGTACCCATTGCCCATGGAGGAGAATTTGGCATACCTGCCATCTCCCCAGGGTGCGCTGAAAGAAGTAGACCGGAACGAGCAAAAGAGCTCAAACCAGTCAGACGGCAACAGCCACGCAACAGCATTAAAGCTGACAGTGTCCGACGCCATCTCCAAGTCGACCGTCGCAAAGGATCCATCAATGGACCCTAGACGAGCGTACTCTTGGTTCTTCCTCTGTGAACTCAAGTCAATCCCCCACTTCCGTAATTTGGCCTTCAAAAAGCCATCCAGCGCGAGCTGGAACGGGAGAGAATGGGTTGGCTCTTTCGCAATAGTGCGATGAGTTTTCCAGTTCTTCGGAACTAGCGCAATAACATTGCGTTCAACGCTAGTGAATTTACAGGAGGACAGATCTACCCCATATGAAATGAGGAGACGACCCAACGCAGTAACAGCCGCGAGAGGCGCACGCAACATTCCCGAAATTTTAAGGAATGGTAGCGAACGGCGCCGCGGCCGGTCCTCGGTTG